CCAGGGGGCGCGGGTTTCCCTCGAATGTAAGCACGCAGCGCCAGCCGTACCAGCCGCCAGGCATGGGCAAGCTGCGCACGTCCGCCCGGGCGATCGTCACGCGCAGCGGGCCGTCGAGGTCCGCCGCGTGCAGGTAGTCCGGATACAGCGCGCCCACCGTCTCATGTTGTTTCTGCTTCGTCCATCGCCGCTCGAGCACGTCCGAGGCTCTACCCTGGAAGCCCTTATACACGCTCATCTGCTCAAGATAGTCGCGGGCGCTGCTATACAGCGGATCATCCAGTCCCGCGCCATACCGCGGTTGTGGCACTGGATAGGCGTCGATGTCCGGCGCTTGCTCCTCTAGCTGCTCGCTAATGGCACGCCATAAGACCTCGCGGCGCTTGTGGAAGTCCGCCAGCCGCCCGCCGATGTCCGCCCCCNNGATTGCGCCGCGCGTGGCTTCCATCTCGCTTCGTAGGTCACGCTCGACCTCCCTCACCCGATCGGTGAGCGTTGGGTCGCGGTAGGCCTCCAGGGCGTCGCGAACGATGGCGGCCAGCGATCCGGAATGCAGCGCCTCGAGGGCGTCAAGCTCAGTTGCCCCGGTTCCGAATTGCGCCTCGAAGCCACCGCGCCGCAGCTCTGTTTCCTTGATCGGCGTGCGTGGCAGCCGGTACTCGATGCATTGCTCCTCAGTCAGGGCGATGGGTACCAGTTGCACATCGGCGCCGGGCGCATACTTGCCGAGGTAGTATTCCAGCTTGCGCGCCACGCTCACGGGCATACAGCGCCCCGCCGGATCGAAGTCCGAAACATAGAGGAGCACCGCCGGGCGGCCATCCGCGGCGATGCGCCGCACGGAGGCCAGGACCGCCGTAATGGAGAACTCGCCGAGGGCCGTCAGTAGGTTGGCGTTGTATTCCTCACACAGCGGAATGAGCACATCGTTCATGGTGCTCTTCTCACACCACACCTCGAGCATGTAGGGCTGGCGCGCCGTGAAGCCAGCCAGGCGATAATCGGGCGCGTCTGGTAACTGTGGCAAGCGCCTATCCCAGAAGTTCACCTCGCCCGAGGCGATCCATAGGTCAGGATCGACCTCGGCGTCGTCTGCATAGATCACCGGCTCAGGGTTGCGCCGGTCGTCGAAGTCCTCGGCGTCGACCAGGCCCAGATACCGCGCCGCCTTGGATGCTTGTGCCAGGTAGCCCCAGCACCGCTCCGTGTTCTCATACGGCTTGCCATTAGGCATTAGGATCGGCGGGTCCTGGCTCACCAGCAGGTAGTGGATGCGCCGCAAGTGCACGCCGGAGGGATAGCCGAATTGCTCCCACAGGTCAGTGAACCAGCGCCCGTTCGCTAGATCGCTAGGCGTGCCCACATAAAACGGATCATTCTGCGGCGCGAGCGCGATCAGGTCAGTGACGCGGCATCCCATCTCATGCGCCAGGTCCTTCAGCTGCTCATAGTCCATACTCATGCCACCTCCATTCCCAGCCCTGCGGCGATCCAGTCACGGAGCGCGCCGCCCTGGAGCAGGCCGTTGGCGTCATCCCAGTAGGGCTTCCAGTAGCGCGCATTGGGCAGCGCATCGAGCCACCACCGGCGCGCCGGTTCGGCTTCGTTGCCCGCATCGAAGGCGACGACGACCAGCGGACATACCGCGAGGCGTGCGACCCAGCGAGCGCGCCGCGCCTGGCTGATCCCACCCGTCGCCACCGCGACGACCAGATCGCCCGCCGCCTGCGCGATGCTGCATACGTCAAGCTCGCCCTCGACGAGGATCGCGGGCAAGTCAGCACGCAGCGCATCGGCGTTGTATAGGCCGTGGCCGTCGCTGCCCTTCAGCATCATGAACTTGCCCGATGGCATGCCCGGTTCATCCTTGCTCCATGCAGGGAAGCGCCGCCGCACGGCCCACAGGTCGCCGCCGATAAACCAGGGAATTGTGATGCAGCGCCAGGCGGGGGCGTCGCCCGGGTCATAGCCGAGGCCTGCGCGCTGGATCGCGTCATCGGTTAACCCGCGCCCGAGCAGCCAGGCCAGCGCACGCGCGCCAGAATCGCTCCACAGCTCGAATTGCGCGCGGGCGACGTACTCCCACGCGCGTTCCTGCCACGCCTTGTCTGGCGGCTCCGTAGGCTCCGGCGCTTGCGGTGCTGGCAGCGTGCGAGGCGCGCCGGATGGCGTCACCTGGTCGCCGTGGCGTGCACGGTAGGCCTCCGTAGGCGTCATGCGCCCGATCTCGACCTCGTAGGCGATCACGTCGCCGCCCTTGTCGCATTGCCTACACCACCAGCGCCCGCCGCGATCATCAGGCCACGCCCGGAGTCGATCCGTGCCCCCGCACATAGGGCATGCGCCGGCGTACTCGCCGCCGTGCGTCGACGCCACGCGCTTGAGCTGCGTGTCGCGTCCGATCACGTCAAGAAGGCTGTCCATAGAACCTCCCTAGACAACCTCCCCAACCTAGACAACCTCCCCTATATAAGCCCCACCCCCCTACATGCTCTCTACTGGGGTGGGTATCTTTTTGATATAGGTTGTCTAGGTTGTATAGGTTGGATTGTCTACCGTGTCCGGATGCCCACATATCCGCGCTCCTGTGGTTGCCCGGTCCGCGTGGTCCGTTTCTCGGACTGTACGCCCCACGCCTTCATAACCTCGGCGATAGCCATTGCTTCGGCTCGCGGCGTAGGCAGTCGCCACCCGCCCAGATTCAGCACGTCGCGGATGTCGACCGTGCTCACAAAGTCGCTGGCGTTGTCCGTGATACGGTAGGCGCGCTGTAGGATGTCCTCTAGCGGGTCGGCGATCTTGTACGTGTCGTTGACTGCGTCGGCGATCGCGGCCTCGGCTGGAAGCAGCTCCCACGGTTCACCGGCTTTATAGAGCGCGTAGGCTTGCGCCCATATCTGCGCGGCGTCGAGCGCGGTATAGCCCCAGTCGATGGAGGTCAGGTGCACGCTCATGAAGCGCCGCGAGCCGCTCGGATCGTTGAGGAATCCGGCGATGTTGTTCACTGTCCCGATGAACGACGCGAGCGCAGGCTTGACCAGGTCATAGTGTCCATATGGCTTGCGCACGGTCACTTGGCGCAGGCTGAGGAAGTACTTGAGCGCGTCGCGGTCCGCCTTCGTGGTCGTGGCGCCCAGCTCGGACACTTCCCATATCCAGCTCGATATGAGGCGCAGCTCGTGATCCTTGTTCGCCGGATTGATACCGCCCTCGACGAATAGCTCATCGCGCCCGAAGGCGTTGAATAGCCAGCGCACCAGGTAGCTCTTGCCGAGGCCCTGGTCGCCGTCAAGCACGAGCATACGATTCTGGCAGCTCCCCGGCTCGAATGCGCGGGCGACCGCGCCCACGAGCCACCGCTTGAGGAATGTCGGTAGATCGCCCGCGTCGGCTTGCATGTAGCTCACCAGCGCGCCGATATGGTCGCCGCCATCCCACGCCAGGCCGCGCAGGAAGTCACGGACCGGATGATTATAGCGCCGGTCATAGGCACAGGCGATCCATGCGTCCTCAGCTTCGTTGACGTGCGTATAGCGCAGGTCGCGGAGCTGGGTCCGTATCTTGGAGGCTTGCACGTCACTGATGGGCTGCCCGTTCACCTCGACCGTGTCGGTGCATACGTTCATGGCGAACGTGTAGCCGAGCGCCTCGAGGATGCGGATATAGTCTGCGGTCTTGGGCGAGGTCTTCTCAGTCCAGGGCGTTGGGGTTGCGCGGCCCATCGCTTGCGCCGCTGCGGCGTTGGCGTCGAGGTAGGTTGTCACCGCGTCCTGCGCGCCCTTCTGGCCGCCGCGCTGCCATCCATCGACGGCGACCTGGTAGGCCTCGCGGAGCACGCCCTCGGTGCTGGCGTCCAGGCCGTTGGGCGGCTCACNNCGCTATAGGCTGCGTCAGGGGTTGGGGTTGGGTTCATGGCGCGCTGCCTTTCTGGTACTTGACATGGAGGCAGGCGGCACTAGAATGGGGTTAGATGAATGCGCCGCCCGCGCGTTGTCTGGTGCCGCTCCCCGGTTGTCCAAGCCGGGGGCGGCTTCGTGTCTAGGATGTTTCATGCTGCATCTCCAGGGGCGCCGTGCGCCGGCCCCGGC